TCATCAGGTACTTTTGGCGAAAAAATGCGTATTACATCTGGTGGTAACGTTGGTATTGGAACTACTTCGCCTAGTTACAAATTAGATGTTGCTGGTACTACTTCAAACACAAATGTTAGAGTAAAAACAACAACAGGCAATGCTAATTATAGATTGCATACTAACAATTCACATTATGTTATAACAGGTGTTGGCACAAATAATCAATTGACAATATATGATTCAAATGCAGCGGCAGTAAGATTTCTTTTAGAATCTGATGGGCAAATTAAATTTAACACTTACGGTTCTGGCACATTTACCGGAACTGCAACACAACGTTTGGCTGTTGATAGTTCTGGTAACATAATAGAAGTGCCAATAGGTAGTGGTGCTGTTGATGGTTCTGGTGCAGCTAATAAATTGGCTATCTGGTCTGATGCAGATACACTTACAAGTGATACTAATTTGCATTGGGACACAACTAACGACAGATTAGGAATTTCAACAACTTCACCTGGCGGTAAATTACAACTTGACGAATATACAGTTGGTTCAAATGGCAGCCAAAGTATTTTTGGTAATTTGTCAAGTTTTTCTAATAGCGGTTCTGAAAATTTATTTTTAGGCATTAAAGATGCTTCATACCCAAACAGAGGTTGGGCATTTAACCCAGTAAACAATGGTGTAAATAGTGATCTAGTTATCAAAGAACATGGTCAAACAGGTGAACGCATACGTATTCAAACTGGCGGTAGAGTAGGAATAGGCACTTCATCACCTGATGAATTATTAGACGTAGCTGGCTGGGCAAGAATGCAGAATGGTGTTGTTGAAAATTCAATATATGTAGGTGATACTGTTACGCATTGGGGTGACGGTGGTACAGCTTTAAAATTTAACACTGATGAAATTCTTTTACAAACAGCATCTTCAACAGCTGTCACAATAGATTCATCTCAAAATGTCGGAATAGGAACTGCACCAGCTTCTGGCATGGAATTGCACGTTAATGGTAATATTAGAGTTGATGCATCTGATGGGATAAAAGCTAGGGGGATATATGGTGATTATTTTTCTTCTGGTCAGAATATGACAATAAATGCTGGTGATAGTGGGGATATAGTATTTGCTGATTCTGCTGGTACTAGGGCAGTTATTGATGATAATGGGCATTTAGGTATTGGCACAACTTCGCCTGTATCTAGTTATCAATTAACAATTGAAGATGGTCAAACAGCTGGTATTGCATTAAGTGACACTGGACAATCTGGTGATTATCAATTTGCGGCTAATTCTGATTTATGTTATTGGCGTTATGACGGTGATAATTCTAAAGCAATATTTTTAAAAAATTCAGGCAACGTAGGAATAGGCACAACTTCGCCTGGACAAAAACTTGAGGTAGCTGGTAGAATTAGGGTTACAACTGACCCTACTATTGAATTTTATGAAGCATCAAATAAAAGGGGTGGTATTCAATGGGATATAACAAATGATTATACAAATATATTTGCTGTTGGTGGTGATATAAGATTTGATATTGGTGGTGAAAAAATGCGTATCACTAGCGCTGGTTATTTAGGTGTAGGGTTAACTTCACCAGAAGAAAAATTAACAATAAAATCAGGTAATATACAATTTAGACAAAATGCTTCAACGGCTGACACTTCAATAGGTTTTATTGGTTTTAAAAACACTTACGCAACAGGCACACACATTGCCGCTAAAATAGACGTTTTAACAAGAGAAACTGGCAGTTCAGTACACGATTACACAAATATTTCTTTTCAAACTTGGAATGGTTATAATTCACTTGCAGAAAAATTTAGAATAAATGACAGTGGCAAAATAAAAATGAATACTTACGGTTCAGGTACTTTTACAGGCACTGCAACATATAGATTAGCAGTGGATTCATCTGGTAATATAATTGAAATACCTATTGGTTCTGGTGCTGTTGACGGTAGTGGTACGGCTAATACAGTTACAATGTGGTCAGATGCAGATACGTTAACTGATGCACCAATTACTATAAGTAGTAATAACGCAACTTTTGTTGGAAGTGTTCAAGCAGAAAATACTTTAATTCTAAATGGGTCAGGCAATGACACTATTAATACAACAAACGCATCTGTAAGAAGAGGATCATCTGGTGAAATATTTTTTGATGCACCTGGTCATGCTATTGTTAATATTGATACAAACAATAATAATACTGATCGAATTTTTGCAGTAAGGAAAGATGCTGGCACAAGCAATTTATTTTCAGTAAATGAAAACGGAAATGCAACTTTTGCTGGTACGATTACATCAGGCAATATAACAACAAATTCAAGAATAACATTTGATTATGGTGGTGACCATTATTTAGAAGCTGGGACAAATAGTTTAGCTTTTAAAACATCAGGTGGTTCAACAGTAGCATTAATTGATTATGCTAATAGTAGTGTAGGTATAGGAACTGCACCAGCTTCTGGGATGGAATTGCACGTTAATGGTAATATTAGAGCAGATGCATCTGATGGTATAAAAGCTAGGGGGATATATGGTGATTATTTTTCTTCTGGTCAGAATATGACAATAAATGCTGGTAATAGTGGGGATATACTATTTGCTGATTCTGCTGGTACTAGGGCAGTTATTGATGATAATGGGCGTTTAGGTATTGGCACTACTTCGCCAGGAAGAGATTTACAGATTGGTGATGGCTCAAGCGATTCAGTATTAGCTATAGTAGCACCTACTACAGGATTATCACAAATAGGATTAGGTGATACAGATGATGATAATAGAATGCAAATAATTGCAGACCATAATCAAGAATTATTTTCTATTCAAACAGGTGGCGGTACTGCTGTAAATGGCAGTAAAGATAGATTAACAATTAAAGGTTCTGGTGAGGTTGGTATTGGAACTATTTCGCCCGGCGCACCGTTAGATGTTAAATCTAATTCAACTTCATCAGCTGATTCTGGTATCAGATTAATTGCTAATGGTAGTTCAGATGTAATTGCTGCTATTGGTGAAAAATCAACAAATGGTGGACGTTTTCATTTATACGATGGTGGTGTTGTTAAAGTTTCACTATATAGTGATGGTACTTCTAATTATATAGCTGCTGGAAACACAGGTATCGGTACTACTAATCCTAGTGAAAAGTTGCATGTGGCAACTTCAAATAATACTGTTGCTAAATTCGAATCAACAGACGCAAATGCTAATATAAGAATTGGCGACACTGTTGATAACACGCATATTGGTACTGATGGTGGCAAAACATATATTGGTGCTGACACGTCTGTTGGTGGCAATAATTTAACAATACTTTCAGACGGAAGAGTTGGAATAGGAACTGGTTCGCCAACTGGTAAACTTAACATAGTTCAATCATCAACAACTGACCCAGCATTAAGATTAACTGATGACGGAGTAGCAAGTTATGATTTTACGTTTCCAGACACATCAACTATTCAATTAGGGACAAACACAACAAGCGATAAAACTTTTAAATTAGTAAATGCTGGTAGTGGTAATTTTAATATTTCAGTTGATAACGCAACTTTAAAATCTACTTCGCCTGAACTTTTATTCTCTGAAACTGGTAGTGGCACTTCTAATAGAATATATGCTGATGGTGGCAATTTACACATTGATATAGACAATACAGCTAACGATAGTGGCAATTTAAAATTATTACATCAAGGAAATCAATTTGCAGTGTTTAAAGGCAGTACAGGTGCTTTAGGTATAGGAACTACTTCGCCTGGTGGTAATTTACACGTTGTTGGTTCTTCTGGTGGTGCTGGTCAAATATATCTTTCAGATCTTGATAATGGTTCAGGAACAAGTGATTCTTTGTTAATATCGAAATCAGGGACTAACGCATTCGTTTATAATAGAGATAGTGGTCAAATGTCTTTTGGTACAAACGATACAAGTAATATGCTTGTTATAGCAAATACAGGTAATGCAACTTTTAGTGGTAATATAACATTTGGTGATTCTCATTTTATAGGTGATGATTCATTTGATAATTTACATATATTACCATCAAGCGGTGAAAACTTAGTTTTACAAGCACCTACTAATAACTATATTGATTTAAAAACACAGGGTGGTTCAACTATGGTTATTAAAGATAACAAAGTTGGAATAGGAACTACTTCGCCAAGTTCATTGCTACATTTAGAAAGTGCTTCTAGTCCATCATTACAATTAACTGATACTTCACAAACAACTACTTTAAAATTATATGCACAAGACAGCAATACTCATATAGCTAATACAACTTCACATGACATGGTGTTTGACACTGCAAACACTGAAAGAATGCGTATTGATTCCAGTGGTGATGTAATGATAGGCACAACTTCATCAAACGCTAAATTAACTATTAGAGCAGATTCAGGGTATGCGTTAAGAACAGAAAACGCATCTGGCAACACATTTAGAGTTGAAGCAAGTAGTGGTAATTTATACCCAGCTGGTAATATTTATATTTTAGATAGTAAAAAATTAAGATTAGGCGCAGATTCAGATTTACTAATATATCACGACACCAGTCATTCATACATTGAAGATACAGGCACAGGGCAGTTAAGATTAAAAAGTAATAGCCACATTCAATTTCTTTCTGATACTAACGATTATCATGCAAGAATGATAAAAGACGAAGGCGTTGAGTTGTATTACGATAATAGTAAAAAGTTTGAAACTACAAACACAGGAATTAGTGTTACAGGTACTATTGCAAGTAGAAACATTCCTGTTTTAATACACACTGGTTGGGGTGATGACACATCAACAACTAGTAATTTAATTATTCCTTTAAGCAATTCTATTAATGAAACAACAGTATCAGCTGCTGATGGTCAACACTTTTTTATAGCGCCTAGTAATATGAAGGTTATAAAAGTTATTATGAAAAACGTTTCTGGTTCTGTTAGTAGCAGTTTTACAACACAATTTAAATTGTATAAAAACGGCTCTGAATCTACTACTAGTAGTGAAATAGCACAATCTACTAATGCAATAACATGGGAGCCGACAACAGGAAACAGTTTTGTTGAAGGAGATGAATTATCTTTAATTTATCAAAAAAGTGCAACAAGCAAATATTGGCGTGAGGTATCACTTACAATAGTTTTAGAATTAATACACGATATATAAGATATGAGTTATTTTGAAAATTTAAATTTAGATAGTTATAATATAAAAACTGACGGCAAAATTAGAAACATTGACGGCGGTTTACGTTTTGTTCCATACATTAATGGAGTAGATGACCCTATATATAAAGGTTGCATTGCTGATTTACTTGCGTTAGATTGGAGTAATTACAAATTATATTTAGTTGGCGGAGTTCTTGAAGGTTGGCCAACAACCGACATTGACATTTGTATTACAGGCGAAATTAAAAATGATCTTGTTAATTTAATGGAACAAGCACATAAACTTGCGCCATTTGATATGTATTACGTTAAATCTTTAGAAGAAATAAAAGGTACAGGTAACAGAATATGGGAATTTGCAAAGCACACTGATAGAAAAAGTAAACGTTCAATTAGATGGAATGGACAATGGAAAACAGATGGTTTATTTTGGATGACAGAAAAATTTGACACTAAAGACAGAACATATACAAAAGAACCATTGTTGTTGAATTAATTATTATATTTGTATTAAAATTTAAAACAATGGCAAATACTTACACATGGGATATTCCAGCACTTGATTGCAGACCAAAAGAAGGCGATTTGTCAACTGTTGTTTACAATGTTCATTGGCGTTACAATGCTGATGACGGCAACGGAAACGTTGCTACTATAATTGGAACACAAACAGTAGAAGCGCCTGACCCAGATGATTTTAAACCTTATGATGATTTAACTAAAGAAATAGTAGTTTCTTGGATTGAACCACAAATGAATATGGTTGAAATGAAATCTAACCTTGACGCACAAATAGCTGAAAAAGAAAACCCAACAACGGAAACACTACCATTACCAAGTGATAGTGAATAATTAACAATAAAAACAGAAAAATGGCAAATCTCGAAGAACAAGAATTTGAAAAATTAAAACAACATGAAGCTACAAAAAATGCAATTTTATTTGACATTGGAGCAATGGCTACGCAAACTAAAAAACTACATAAAGCGTTTGAAAATCTGGAAAATGATATGCAAACTTTTCGTGAAGAACTAGTTGCAAAGTATGGCAAAATTAATGTGGATTTAAAAGACGGTAGTTATACAGTTGTAGAAGAAGAAAATCAAGAGTAATGGCGTTAATAAATGGAACATCTTTTGGTTTGTTCCATAACGGCAATATACTTGGACATTCCACACAAACTAAATTTTCACTTAGCGTTGACTTGCCTGAATCCACGACTAAAGAATCGGCAGGGTTCCAAGAAGTCATAGCTGGCGTTAGATCAGGAACAATATCAGTTTCTGCTTTAACTAATTATTCAGACAATTTAAATTTTGAGCAATTAGCAGATATGGTGCTAACACGTCAAGAAAATGAATTTGTTTTTGAACAATCTGCTTTTGAAGGACTACTGTTAATAGGTAACGCAATTATACAAAACGTTGAGGAAATAGCTGAAACAGAAAATGTTGTAAGTTTTGACATAGAATTACAGTTAACAGGGTTGTTTAGCATACAACAACAAGGCACTGACAGATATTGGAATACTACTGATGTTTTATGGGAAAATGCCAATTTTGAATGGCAAGTTGCTTAATGAAAAAAATTGTATATTTGTAACTAATATTTAATTATTTAAAAATAAAAAAATGGCTACAACATCAGTATTTAATGGAACTAATTTAATTTTAAAGATTGAAACAGTAACACTAGGACATACAACTAGTTGTTCACTTACATTATCTAATGACTTGCCAGAAGCGACAACCAAGAATTCAAACGGGTTCCAAGAAGTTATTGCTGGTGTTATTAGTGGTGAAATATCTTTTGAAGGATTAGTTGATTACAGTGATAGCGCCAACGCAATTGAAATGGCAGATTATTTATTAGCTAGAACACAATTAACATGTGTTTTTGGTACTGCTGAAACAGGTGATGCAGTTTACACTGCTGAAGGGTTTTTAAGCTCTTTAGAACAATCAGCTGAAATGGAATCTCCAGTAAGTTATTCTGGTTCAATTACGTTAACTGGCAGTATTACAAAATCAACTAACTAATAGTTAAAAAAAATGGCAAACAGAAAAAGAGGTTATTACTCAACTAAATTGGGTGGTAAAGTTCGCACAATGCATTTTTCAATGAATTTTTGGACGAATTTTACAGATTTATTAGAAATACCAATTGAAAGAATTGGTGACATATTCCAAAAAGGAATTAACCTGTCAACTATAAGAGCGCTGATCTATTCGGCGCTTTTGGCTAATGATCAAGAAAACAACAATGAAATAGATTACAATGTTTATACTGTTGGTTCTTGGTTAGATAATATGCCAGCAGAAAAAATAGAGGATATTGTTTCTGCAATGATGGAATCAAAAATACTTGGCAACGATCTTAACGTTGGTATTAAACGTACTGTCACTAAAACTACAAAAAAGGGAAAGTAAAAAAGTCCATTAGTTGGGACGACTTATTTGATTATTATATTGGACAAGTTGGAATTTCGCCAAACAACTTTTGGACTAACACTTGGAAAGAAAACCAACTACTAGGCGAATCGTATCAAATCAAACAAAATTTAGAGTGGGAGCGAACACGTTATTTAGCAATGATGTTATTTAACACAAATGTTGACAAACGTGCTAATATGATAACGCCTGATAAATTATTTCCATTACCACAAGATGTTTATTTAGAACGTGGTAAACCAAAATCTACACGTGAACAATACGAAAAGTTTTTACAAAAAGTCAATAAGATCAAAAAAAAATAACTAATTCATTTTTTGTATTTTTGTTTTATAATCTTTTCACATGGCAAACCAAAATTTAAGAGTTAACATACAGGGTAATGCTACTGGTTTAACAAGTGCTTTAAAAACAGCGCAAGGAAAATTAAAATCTTTTGGAAGTAAACTACAATCACTTGGAAATTCTTTACAAGCAATTGCAGTGCCTATGGGTCTTATTGGTGGTGCTGGTATAAAAATGGCAATGGACTTTGATAAGTCAATGACTAAAATCAAAGCGCTTGTAGGACTTAGCACACAACAAGTTGATCAATTAGCGGCACATACTAGAAAAATGGCTCTTGAAACAGGTATATCAAGTCAAGAGGCAGGCGAAGCATTATTCTTTATTACATCAGCTGGTTTGCGTGGCAAAGATGCAATGGAGGCGCTTGAAATGGCAACAAAAGCAGCTGCATCTGGATTGGGCGAAACAGCTACAATTGCAGATTTGGCAACATCAGCCATGAATGCATATGGTGTCGAAAATCTTAATGCAACACAAGCTACAGATGTGTTAACAGCAGCTGTAAGATTGGGTAAATTAGCGCCTGATGAACTTGCTGGCGCCATGGGTAGTGTAATTCCAATTGCATCAAACATGGGTATAGAGTTTCACGAAGTTGGAGCTGCTATGGCCGCAATGTCAAAAACAGGTACAAATGCCGCTTCTGCCGCTACGCAGTTAAATGCTATTATGTTGGGTATAACTTCCCCAGCTGAAGAATCACGTGCAAAGTTAGCACAACTTGGAATGACATTTGAACAATTAGAACAAGCTGTTGGCCAGGATGGTTTAATGCCAACACTCGCAATGTTAAAAGAACGAATGAGTGGTACTGATGTAATCATGAAAGATTTGTTTAAAAATATACGTGCATATAAAGGGGTTCTTGATTTAACAGGCGCATCAATGCAAGACAACGTAGCGTTAGCTGATGAAATGACTAGATCACACGGCGCAACTGAAAAAGCATTTAAAACAACAGCAGATTCTGCTAGTCATCAGTTTAAACGATCTTTAAACAGTGCAAAAGAAACTTTAACAAGTTTGGGACAACAACTACTAGTTGGAGTAGTGCCTATATTAGAAAAAGCGGCAGGGTTTGTAAGAAATTTATATAAACGTTTTACTGAATTAGAGCCAGCAACGCAAAAAATAACAATGGCAGTTGGATTACTGACAGTTGCGTTGCCTACATTGATAACAATAATCGGTGGTTTAATTAAAGTTCTTGCAGTTGTTTTTTCAACAGCAGGTTTAGTTGTTGCAGTTTTAGGTGGTATTGCATACGTTATATATACACAATGGGACGGAATTAAAAAAATTCTAGTTGACATAGCAAATTATTTTATCGACTTGTATAATGAATCAGAACTTTTTGCTACTATAATACACGTTATTGGCGCTAATTTTAAATCTATGTTTCAAATTGGCAAACTTGCAATTACAACTTTAGTTGATGCATTTAAAAGTGGTTTAGGAATAATAAAAGATTTATTTAGTGGTTTAGGTGGTATTATAAAAGGCGTTTTGACTTTTGACATGGATGAAATTAAATCTGGTGTCAAAAAAATGGGTCAAGCAATCACAAAAAACTTCAAAGAAAGTATTGAAAGAAATAAAGGTTTTTTAACAAAATCAGCTGAAATTTTCCATAACAATACTGTTGACGCATTTAATAAAGCAAAAGGAAGAAAAAAAATTGAACTAGTTACTGAAGATGACGTTGATGCAGGTGTTGACTTTTTAAAAGACAAAATAACTGGTGTTAAAGACAAACTTGTTGGAATGTTAGATTTTGGCACTGGTGGAACTGGTGGCGCAGACACGACAGATGACAGCACATCTATATTAGAAAAAGCAGTTGGCACTGACGAAGATGAAAATGCAGCTAATGAAAAAATAAACAGATTTGTAGAAGCAATTAAAAATTTAGGTTTAAGTGTTGACGCAATTATGTCTGCTGTTGGTGATTCTTTAATGGGAGCATTTACAGCAATGTTAGACGGAGAAAATTTTGTCAAAACACTAGGTAACGCACTAAAACAAATAATAAAACAATTAATAGCTGCAGCTATGGCTGCTCTTGCACTATCAGTCATTTTAGGTGGTTTAGGTATTGGCACTTTTCAGGGTGGAGGTACTGGTTTTAAAGACATATTTGGTAAACTTTCTGGATTCGGAACATTTGCAAATGGCGGAATTGTTAGCGCACCAACAATGGGTTTAATGGGCGAATATCCTGGCGCTAAATCCAATCCTGAAGTTATTGCGCCATTAGACAAATTAAAAAACATGATTGGCAACACTACAGGAAAACAACAAGTTCAAGTTGGCGGTTCATTTGAAATACGTGGACAAGATTTGGTTGTAGCACTTGAACGAGCAAACAGCACACGTAACAGATTAATTTAATGGCATACGGAGTAAAATATCGTTTAGAATTTAGTGACGTTTTAACTAAAGTAAAAAAAATTGAAATTTGGAAAGATGGTTATTCAGGGGCAGTTCTTGACATGGTCGGACAAGCAGAACCTGTTGTTATAAAATGGAATGCAAATGATGACCCATATAATTCGCCAATAATAGGTTCAGTTTGCACATTAAATTTATTTACAACAGACACTGTTACTTATGATAATTTTTATGAACATGACGAAAGAGAATATAAAGTAAAAATTTCATATAAAGACAGTTCAAATGTTTATCGAACTTATTGGATTGGCTGGTTAGTTGTTGACAGATTTAAAGAACAGTATAAAGCAAACCCTGTAGCATTTAGTTTAAATGCGTATGACGGTTTAGGAACTCTTGATAATTTTGACGCACCAATAGGGACAAGTCCATTTAATGAAGCAACAGGAATAACAAATTCAACAAGAATAGCAACAATTCTTGCTAATTTAAATTTAGGTTTAGAAATATATGTTCAAGCTGATTTAATGGTTAGCTTTGGAAGTTACCCGAAACGTAAAAACGTTATGAGTGATACACTTATAACAAATGGTCGGAATGAATTACTTAATAAATTTGATCTACCAACTTGTAAAAAACAACTCGAAGCAATACTTAGCAATTACAACTGTCGTATTTTTCAATCTTATGGGCGTTGGTACATATTAGAAAATTCAAATATATTTGACGCAAATGTTAAATCAAGTATTTATTCAACAGCAAATGGAGGGACAACTCCAACAGGAATACAATCTAGTATTACAGCTCAATTAGTCAGCGCAAATGATGAAGTAATACAAACTGACATTTATAATTCATCTGGCGTTTATCAATCGAGCACAAATGAATCAGTTTTAAAAACAGTTCCAACAAATTTAAAAAACATTGGAGGCGATTTAATACGTGAATATATACAACCACTAAACGAAGCAAAATATAAATTCTCCACAACACAAAACAACTGTTATGAATATACTCGTAACATAGGTTTTGAGTACGGCACATATGGTTGGGTTTTATCAAGTTACGCATCATTAACAACAGATGATTTTACAGAACAAGGACGCAAAGCAATAAAATTTGTAAATGCGCCAACATCTGGTGAAACTCTTGTATTTAATTCAGATTATGCTGGTCAAACTGCAAAATCTTGGAACTATTATTATACAGGAACTACAGCACAATTTGGAGTTTTTGCAGAAAAAAATGAAAACAGTGTTTCAAGTTTTACAGTGCAAGTAAGAATTGTTGCTGATAGATCGCCAAACTTCCATTATTGGGACGATGAAAACAGTACATGGACTACAACTGAAACCACTATAACAAGAACAGTTGAAGTGTTTAACAATTGGCAAGTTTTAAGCATACCATTTACTGGAACAGGATATCCAACTAATTTTACTGGTATTCAAATAGGCGTACAAGTTTTAAATTGTACTTATTCTGGTACAGGAATACAGAACATTTATTTTGACAATGTTGGTATTTTAGGTAATTATTTTAAACCTTCAGGATTGTCAGCAGCAGCTAACGACAATAGACAATTGCCGAGTGCATACATAGAGTTTGCAAAAAGAAGTTCAACGTCAAGTGTTTACAGTGATGAAAAAACAATAACAGGAACTTATTATTTTAGCACTGGAAATGGATTGCCTACAACATATGTTTATAAAAGAACACGTGATACAGATGTAAAACCTATGTATCATAGACATTTACAAAATATATTAAATGATTATAGAACGTTTTTAGTACGTTATGAAGGAACTTTCCGCAACATGGACAATAGTCCTGTCAGCATTCATAACAGAATATGGTTTAATTTCGGAACGTCAATTGCACAAGACCCACAAAGTTGTTACATTGACGGTTTAACTTATAACATAAAATCAGCAAGCGCAAAAGTGATAGCTCATTTACCAAATAGTGATGATGATATTAGTTGTATCTTTAGAATAACGAGTGAATAAGAACTTGCTTTCCTTTTCTGTTTGCAGACCGTCATAACTTTTTTTAGTTGTGGCGGTTTTTTTATAAATATTTTTTTTGTTTTATTGAAAATAAATTTTAACTTTGTAAACTAATATTAAAAATATATACATGGTAAAAACAGCATTTATAAATGATTTAAAACGTTTAAGATACAAGCGTTATGATGTGTGTTCTATGTTACAATGCACAATGCCAACATTGAAATCAAGAATAAATAATCCAGAAACTTTTACAATTAATGAAATAGTAGTTTTAAAAGATAATGGTTTTTATTCTTTATGCGAGAAATTAATAAATATAATATATGATGAAAACAGTAAAAATTCAAAACAATGATTACATTGAAGTTAATGAACGATTAAAACATTTTAGAAAAAATTATAATGATCATTCATTAACAACAGAAGTTTTAGAAAAAACAGAAAATTCAATAATGATTCTTGCAACTATAAAAAACAAAGATGGTTTTATTCTTGCAACAGGTTTAGCTGAAGAAATTAAAGGCAGTTCAAAAGTCAATAAAACTTCACATGTCGAAAATTGTGAAACAAGTGCTTGGGGTCGAGCATTAGCAAATTTTGGCATAGGCATCGACACTAGTGTTGCAAGTGCAAATGAAGTAAGAAACGCAAAAGAACAACAACAAAGCAAAAAATGGTTAACTGAAAGTCAATTTCAAGCAACGTTAAAAGGTTCAAAAAAAGAAGCAGAAAATGTAATAAATCTTTTTAAAATGAAAAAAGAGTACAAAGAACAAATAATTAATAAATTTAAAATTAAATAAAATGACAGACAAAAAAACACTTTATGTTGGTGGTATTAGATTTTTTCAAGCAAATGAAAATGCGCCACAGAATTTAGTAGCAAACGTTTTAATAACGCCAAAATTATTAGGTGATGCATTACGTCAAGACGGTTTAGAAAATGCAAAAACCGAGTATCAGGGCAACGAACAATATCGTGCCACGTTATGGAAAAACGAAGATGGAAGTTATTCCATGAGTTTCAACACATACAAAGCAGAAAACAAAGTTGAGCAAGTAGCAGAAAATGGTGATGATTTACCATTTTAATTTAACTAAAGGGCAGCAATTATGTTGCCCTTTTTTAATTAATAATTATGTCAAAAACGAAAGTAAAAACACCAGAATATTATAACGGAAGAAACAATTACACAGCTAAGGAAGTTGTAGATAATTTTAACTTGAATTATCATCTAGGAACAGCATGTACATACATTTTACGTGCATATAAAAAACATGAAAACCCAGATGAAGATATACAAAAAGCAATTGATCATTTAACATTTGAACTAGAAAGGTTAAATTATATAAAACAATATAATAGAAATCGTGATTTTTCTGATCACATAATAGCAGGAACAGAATGATAACAAATAAACGACATTTAGATAGTAAAGATTTTACTATTGACTTTTTAGCACAAAGAGTTAAAGCATTAGAAAACGAAATAAAAAAATTAAAAAATGAAAACAGCAAAAGACAGTAACGAAGATTATCATGCAAGTCCAGGCATTAGTGCATCTGGATTAAAAATGATATATAAAGAATCAGTAAAAAAATATTTGACACGTAAACACGTAGAAACTAAAGCAATGGCATTTGGTACAGCTGTGCATAGTGCAATTTTAGAGCCAGATCAATTTCAATGTGAATATTTAGTTTTGCCTAAAATAGATAGGCGCACAACTGAAGGCAAAGCAGAGTATGATTCATATATGAAAATATCAAAAAAGAAAACATTATTATCTGCTGAAGATTATAATGTTATAAACGAAATAAACAAAAATTTAAAAAAAAATAAATTAGCACAATATTATTTAAAAGGTCAAACTGAAGTTTCACATTACGGAAAACATAATGACGTTGATGTTAGAGTGCGTCCAGACGTGATAAATAAGCATAAAGATTTTATAGCTGATATAAAAACATGTCGTAACAATTCGCCAATAAATTTTAGTTATGACGTAAAAAAATACGCATATCATTTACAGGCAGCGTTTTATATGGATATGTTAAAAATAAATCATTTTAGATTTATTACTGTCGAAACCACTTACCCGTATAATGTGGAAGTTTACGCATTAAGCAAAGAAAAAATACAAGAAGGACGTCAAGCATGGCAACAAGCATTTAGAGATTATCAAATGTATCTTGAAACAGGCGTTAAAACTAGTTACAATTGGCACACATACGCAAACGACGGAAGTTATTTAATATGAAAAAAGTAAGAGCAATTATTGAGAAATTTTATGGTATAGATTTATCTCTGCCAAGTAGAAAAAGAACGTATGTTTATCCTAGATATATTTATTTTTATATATGCTATCATAATTTAAATATGACATATTATAAAATAGCACAATCAGTAAATAAAAATCATGCAACTGTTTTATATGGAGTAAGAGAATTGCCTTACATTATGAAATATGATAAAAAAGTTAGTCAAGATTTTCAGTTTATAAAAATATTATGCAAACAACATCATGTAAAAATGTCTGTTGATCTGTCAACTTTAGTAAAAAAATATAACGATTTATTATTAAAATTTGACAAATTAGAATCAGCATATAATGATTTAAAACAAAAAATAAATTAATTTTATAAATAAAATTGAAAGCTAACCCGTTTGAAAAATATTTAACAAAAGAAGATAAACTACAACATAGAATAATAAGTTATTTGAAGTATCAATATCCAAACTTGTTATTTGCACATGTTCCAAACGAGGGTAAACGAACAGTATTTGAACGTTATAAATTTAAATATTTAGGAGGTAAATCAGGCATTCCAGATTTATTAATATTTTATACTAATAAAAAATATTCTGGACTTGCCATTGAATTAAAAGTTGGTTACAATAAACCAACAGCAAACCAAAAAGAATGGTTAAAACAATTAAACACTAATAATTGGTTAGCTGTATGGAGTAACAACTATGATGAATGTATTAACATAATACAAAAATATTTAAACAATGAGCAAATATAATTACGTTTATTTTGACGCCGACAATCAAAAAGTTAGATGGACGCAAAATGTAACAGAACAAATTGATATTAATTACGAATATATAGGAAAAATGACACGTGTTGAATTTGATTTATTAGTTGAAGTTCTTTGGGAAGTTTTTGAAGATCAAGACATTGAATTAAAAGATTTTGCAAAATATTATAAAGACATACGAATATTTTGTGATAAACTAAAAGTCATTATAGATAAATAAATGAAGATAAATAAAATTATAAAACCAAAACGTTTCACACGTTTTGTTATAGTTCCGTCGGCAATATTTAGACACAAAAACATTACTACATCAGCCACAGGTTTATATTGCTGGTTATTTTCACATGATGATAAACAAGAAATAACAGTAAGTTTTATTGAAAAACATTTTAAAGATGGACGTGTTTCAATAAACACAAAATTAAAAGAATTAATTACAGCTGGGTTTCTTATACGTGATAGAGTAAGAGAAAAAGGAAAATTTATTGGCACTAATTACATATTACATGATGTGCCACAACACAAAAAACCACAAACGGAAAAACCACGTGTGGTCAATCCACAACAAAGTAATATAAATAATAATATATATAATAAAAGTAATATAAATACAAAAGCTAAAAAATACAATAAGAGAGTTGAAAACGCTTTTGAATATTTTGTTGAATTATTTCCAGAAAAAAATCGCCCAAGAACGAATGCACAAAAAAACAAATGGTTAGATTGTTTAGACAAAATACATAGAATAGACAAATATGATCTTGGTCAAGTTTATTTAAAATGCAAAGAATTAAGAAACGACAGTTTTTGGCAAAATAATTTTTTGTCAATTTTAAAATTACGTAACGTAGATAAAAACGGTACTAAATACATAGATCGATTTATGTATAAAAAACAAATTACTGTAAATGATATAAAAAAGAAAATACCGGGAGCCATTAAATTTTATAAATATTTTGACCCTTTAGGACAAGAAATAATTGGCGCAAAAACTATTAATGGCGACATTAATTTTGAAATATTACAAACAATGTTAACTGATGAAGAAATAAATATAATTTTAAATGATTAAAAAAAATCAAATTTTTACACTAGATAAATTAGAACAGAAAATTGTTTACACTATTGCAAACGAAAGACAAATAAATAAAGAAAAAACAGGTTGGAATGGTTATCGTACAGTAGCAAAAAAAAATGACGTCAATTTAAATTTAGTTGGGTTTGGCGCTGAATTTATATTTTGTAGAGAATTAAATTTATTTCCTGATTTTACAATTTTAAATACTTCTAAAACATTAGGCACAGACAAATATGATTGTATTTATAAAAATTTTACAGTTGATGTTAAAGTAAACAGAAACGTTAACAACCCTTTAATGATTCCAGAATATGCAAAGACAAATTGTAAATTGTTCGCACTGTTTGTTTGTAAATTTCCTAAATATAGATTTGAAGGTTTTGCAACAAACAAAATGATATTTCAAAAAAATAATTTACGCATGACTAGAGTTCAATCATACGTATTAAATAAAAAATACTTATTAGATTTTGACGAATTAAATTTATAAATTTACTAAAACGAATAAAATGATAAATGAATTAAGTGCATTAGGTATAAAAATATTAAAACAAAAAGGTGAATATAAAACCACATGTCCACAATGTAGTCATACAAGAAAAAACAAACGGGACAAATGTTTATCTGTTGACATCACCAACGGTTTGTACAATTGTCATAATTGCGGATGGTCAGGATCAGTGCAAAAATTTTCTACAAAACCTGACTATATTAAACCACTTGGAACAAATATACAGCTCAACAAAAGAGTTTTAAATTGGTTTGAACAACGTAAAATTACAGAATCTACATTATTACATTGGAAAATTGGCGAATCATTAGAGTATATGCCACAAGTAGGAAAAAAAAGACGTGTAATCAATTTTAATTATTTTAGAGATAATGAATTAATAAACGTAAAATTTAGAGATAGTGAGAAAAATTTTAAAATGGTTTCTGGTGCAGAATTAATATTCTACGGATTAGATAACATCAAAGAATTAGATACTGTTTATGTAGTTGAAGGCGAAATGGACGCATTAAGTTTACATGAAGTTAATTTATACAGTGTTTGCAGTGTTCCAAACGGTGCAAGTAAAGGCAATCAAAAATTAGAATATTTAGATAATTGTTATCAGTATTTTGAAAATAAAAAAACAATTATTTTATGTACTGATAATGATGAACCAGGTTTAATGTTACGCAATGAATTAGCAAGAAGATTTGGTTATTATAAATGTAAATATGTCGATTTTGGCGAATATAAAGACGCAAATGATGTATTAATTAACGCAGACAAAGATACATTACGCAATATAATTTTAAATGCTAAAAATTTTCCATTAGAAGGAATTGTTAATATTGACAACATATGGCAAAACGTTTTAAATTTTAACGAAAAAGGTTTAAAAAACTATTCTATCGGAATGGGCAATTCTGATAATTATTTTAAATTAGCATTTGGCGAATGGACAGTTGTTACAGGAATTCCTAACAGTGGAAAATCTGATATAGTAGATCAAATATGTTGCAATCTATCTACAAAATATGGTTTTAGATGTGCCATGTATGCGCCAGAATCTTTTCCATATGAAGGACACATTAAACGTATTGCAAATAAATTAAATGAAAAAAATTGCACAAATGATGATTTAAATAACACTAAAGATTTTATACAAGAGCATTTTCATTGGGTAAAAATTGATCTAGAAAATCTTACATTAAAAGGAATACTAGACGCATTTAAACAATTAGTTTTACAAAAAGGAATTAACATTTGTGTTATTGACCCGTACAATATGTTAGATCATTCAGCACAAAAAGATTACAGTTACATTGGACGTTTACTTTCACAAATAACACAATTCTGTCAACAAACAAAAACACATTTATTTTTAGTTGCACACCCCAGAAAAATTGAAACTATCGAGGGTAAATATAAAAAACCGTCATTATATGATATTTCAGGAAGTGCTGATTTTTTTAACAAAAGTTTTAATGGTTTAATTGTGTTTAGAGAAATAGGGCAAAAATCAAAATACAAATCAGACATTGTAAGTGTTTACGTTGAAAAAGTAAAACGTAAAGAAAACGGTCAGTTAGGAAGTTTTCAAATAGCGCCAGATTTTTATAATGGTGGCGGTGTTTATAAACATTTTACACGTGAGAATAAAAAATTTGAAGTTATAAAAGATAATAATATACCATTTTAAAATGAAAATAGAGTTAACACATAAAATTATAAATGACAAATACACAAAATATGTGTATGAAGCATTTGACATACAAAATCAAGAAGAAACAAAAGTTATTATTGATGCTAATTTAGAACGCATTCCTAAAGAATGGAACATTGGTGTTGTTTACGGCGGTTCAGGAACAGGAAAAACAACAATATTAAAAAATTTTTTTAATAAAGAAGTAGATCAGGAACATTTTGATTATAACAAATCTTTAATTTCTAATTTTGATTGGTTAGAACCTAAACAAGCAACTTTTCTTCTGTCAGCTATGGGTCTTGCAAGTGTTCCGACTTGGTTACGTCCATATCATACATTGTCTAACGGCGAACAATACAGAGCAAAACTAGCATATATTGTTGGACGTGCAACAATTAACCAAGTAATTTTAGTTGATGAATATACGTCTGTTGTTGATCGTGATGTTGCAAAAGCAATGTCAAACGCATTACAAAAATATATACGTAAGACAAACAAAAAAATTGTTCTTGCATCTTGTCATTTTGACATTATGGATTGGTTGCAACCCGATTGGATTTATTCACCACAAAAACGGCGTCTTGAAATAGCGTCACGACTTCGGCGCAAACCAAAAATTAAGCTTCAGATATTTCGATGTCGATATGAAACTTGGCAAATATTCAAAGACCATCATTATTTAAGTGAAGAACTAAATAAATCAGCAAAATCATTTGTCATATTGTACAATGATAAACCTGTTTGTTTTATGGGTATTTTGCCAATGCCAAGTGGAACAATACAAAATGCTTTTCGAGTTAGTCGATTGGTTGTTTTACCAGATTTCCAAGGGTTAAGTATTGGTATGAAAATATTAAATTTATTTGGCGCAATGTATAAAACAAATAAACAAACATTATATATAAAAACGTCAAACCCTTCGTTGTTTGTAGGCATGAAACGTAACACACAAAATTGGTTATTAATTAATGAAAGCAATAACGTGGAAAAATTAAAAGAAACAAACAGAAAGTTAAGAGAACAAAAAGAAGCAGGTTTAATAGATTTTTTTGGAGGCATAAAATATTTTAAAGAAAGCGTGACAAAATCTTATAAATATATAGGCGAAGAACATAAAGAAGATATATCAATTATATTATTTAAAACTGAAGTTTATAAACACGTTGCACAAAATCAAATCAGTATGTTTTAAATAAAATTTAACAGAGAAGAATTAAAAAAATAAAAAAAAATTTAAAATTTTATTGAAAATATTTTTTTAATTTAAAATGTTGTTGTATATTTGGTATATCAAACAATTAAAACAATAAAAATGTTAATGAAAGTTAAAAAAATAAGAGAAGGGGTTTACAGGGTTACAGATTCACAAGGTGTATGGATTGCAAGAGGTGGAGTTGGTACTGATAACGGAAAGTGGACAGCTAATCAATGTGATAAATTAGAAGATTGCACAAACGAAAACAATTGGGGTGTTCAGTTTGATACTTTCAAACAATTAAAACAATTTGCACAAAACAATTAATAACAATAAAAACTAAACAAAATGAAAAACTTAAAAACAGCTTTAAACAAACAACTAGATATTTATTTAGATGAAAGAGAAGAACTATTAAGAACTATAACCGTTCACGAAGAAGAAAAAGCTCTTAAAATACAATTAGACATAGTAAGAGATAAAATTGTTGAAGTAGCTAAAATAATTAATAAATTATAAAACAATAACAATTTAAACAAAATAACCCCTGCAGAAATGTGGGGGTTTTTTTATATTTACATATGACTAAAAAGCATTATAAAGCAATACAATGGTGTATAAACAACAAAATATTTGTCAGTGCATATCCAACATTAAAAGGTTTAAAAATAGAAATAAAACATAATAATAAAGTGATAATATCTGATCAAACATATGATCAAAACGAATTGCAAAATAAATTATGGGAATTATATTTGTATCTTTATGAAAAATATTACAATGGCAAAAAAACAACATAATGCAACACTAAAAAAGAGAATGTTAAATGCATTAGAAAAAACTTTTGGTGTTGTTACAACAGCTGCAACAATGGCTGGTATAGATAGAACAACACATTACAGATGGTTAAAATCAGATGAAAAATACTTTGAACAAGTTAATGACTTGGAAAATGTAATGTTAGATTTTGCAGAAACCAATCTGCATCAACAAATAATGGAAGGCAATACAACAGCAACAATATTTCTTTTAAAAACAAGAGGAAGAAAACGTGGTTACATAGAACGTCAAAATATAGAGATGACAGCTGATATAAACACTAGTAAATTGTCACCAGAGGCACAACAGAAAATTGACGCAATTTTAAATGAGGAATATTAATGGCATTATAAAAACAAAATGCGAAAATTCTTTATTGTTTTTTACTAGATATATATTTAAAGAAAACACTGGAATTAAATTTGAAGTAGCTGAATTTCATAAAGAATTAGCAAATATATTACAACAGGTATATGACGGAAAAATTAAAAGATTAATTATCAATATACCTCCACGTTATGGCAAAACAGAATTAGCAGTTAAAATGTACATTAGCTGGTGTTTAGCTAAAAATCCAAGAGCCAAGTTTATACATTTATCTTATTCAGATGCATTAGCACTTGACAATAGTTCTATGACACGTGAATATATTATGTCAGATGCGTTTCAAAAAATCTGGAATTTACAATTAAAAAAAGACAGTCAAAGTCAAAAAAAGTGGTACACTACGCAAGGAGGCGGTGTTTATGCTACTGCAAGTGGAGGCGCTATAACAGGTTTTGGTGCTGGTAATGGTGGCGCTATAATCATAGACGACCCATTAAAACCAGATGACGCTTTAAGTGATGTAAGAAGAAGTTTTATAAACAATAGATACAATACAACTATTAGATCAAGAGTAAATGACAGAGATGTTCCAATTATAGTTATTATGCAACGACTTCATGAGGACGATTTGTCTGGTTATCTTTTAGACGGTAATAGTGGCGAACAATGGCATCATTTAAAATTAACTGCTATAAATAAAAACAATGTTCCGTTGTGGCCAACCAAACATTCATTTAAAGAATTAGAATCAATAAGACAAGCAGACAGATATACATTTTCTGGACAATACATGCAAGAACCAGCACCAGCTGAGGGTGGCGAATGGCGTAAAGATTGGTTTAACATTATAAATAAAAGTGAATTGCCAAACGACATAGAATGGGAAATGTTTATTGACGGCGCATATACTAAAGACACTAAAAACGACCCAACAGGAATACAAATCAGTGGCAAATCAAATGACAATCTTTACATATTAAAAAGCATTGATAAATATTTAGAGATGCCAGAATTAAAGAATTTTATAATTTCATTTGTCAAAAGTTGTGGTGTTCACATTAATCTAATATTGGTTGAACCAAAAGCGTCTGGTAAATCATTAGTGCAATTATTAAGACGTGAAACACATTATAACGTAAGTGAATTAAAAACAGATTTTGTTAGATTCAGTAAAATAGAACGTGCTAGAGCATCATCTCCTTTTATTGAGGGCGGCAGGGTTTACTTAACAAAAGACAATTGGAATGACGCTTATTTACAACAAGTTGGAACGTTTCCTAACGCTAAACATGATGAACACATTGACGTTACAGCATATGCCATAGAGCGTAATTTAATTAAAAATTTCTTTGTCGTTTAATTACTTTTAATTTTTGTATTTTTACAAAAAATTTATTATAGGCACATGGCATCTTTATTTGATCGTTTCAAAAATCTATTGAACAAAAACGCACAAAAGACATCAGAACAATATAACCGAGCAATATATAATTTTCTTGGCGAAAGCATTATATGGAATTCTGAAAATGATGATACTTACATACAACAAGGTTATCAAAAAAACGCAACAATATATTCTTTAATTAATATAATCACTAAAGCTGCAACAACAATTCCGTTTCAAATTTACGAGATAGAAAATAAAAATGATTACAAAAGATATAAAGCATTAACAAGCGGAACATTTGACGCTAACATTTTACATAAATCAGAAATATTAAGAAAGCGTGCTTTAAGCGAAATTGAAGATACTGAATTACATATGTTGTTAGATCGACCAAACCCTGCACAATCTTATAATAGTTTTATAACAGAATTAATTGCATTTGGCAAACTTACAGGGAACAGATACATATATGGCATTGGACCAGAATCAGGCGACAATATTGGAAAATACAAAGAATTATATGTAATGCCTTCACAATTAATGGAAATAATTAGTGGTGGTATTATGCAACCTGTTGTAAAATATAAAATACAATATAACGGAAATCATGACATTCCAGCAGAACAGATTTGCCATATTAAAGATTTTAACCCCTACTACGACGGAACTGGAACACATCTTTACGGACAATCTCCTTTACGTGCTGGTTTACGTTCAATGACCACAAATAATGAAGCTGTTCAAACAGGTGTTAAGTATTTACAAAACCAAACTGCTAGAGGTGTGTTAATGTCAGAAGAAGGTGACATAAACGAAGTACAGGCGCAACAATTAAAAGATAAATTTCGTCAATCACATCAAGGGTCAAACAACGCAGGAGATATTATAATAACTCCTAAAAAGTTATCATGGGTTAATTTTGGACTGAATGCATCAGATGTTTCTTTGATCGAGCAATATAATGCATCAATAAAAGATTTATGTAACATTTATAATGTGCCTGTTCAATTGTTAAACAACACTGATTCAACAACATATAATAACATGAAAGAAGCAAAAAAGGCATTATATCAAAATGTTGTTATTCCTGAATTGTGTAAAATACGTGATGAATTAAATAGATGGTTAACACCTAAATATGGTGAAAAACTATGCATTGATTTTGATTTTAGTGTTATTCCAGAATTGCAAGAGGAAACAGACAAAGTTGTTAATCAGATGTCACAAGCGTGGTGGTTGACACCTAACGAAAAACGTATGGCAATGAATTATGGCGAAGATGAAGAAAACGACATTATGAATGAATATTTTATTCCTGCTAATTTAATGCCTACAAATGATTTTGACGAAGTAGTTGACGAACCATTAGATATTGAAGTTGACAAACTTTTAAAAGAAAAAATACCAGCATTTCATGACGCATACACAACACAAGAAGAAGCAGAACAAAGAGCAATCGAAATGGGTTGGGACGGACAAGGCATAGGGTTTCATACACATACTTACGACGGGCAAACAATTTACATGCCTTTTAAAACACATCAAGAATATGATGCTGCTTTGCAAAACAAAAAACATCAATTTAATATTAAAGAAACGTATGACAATTATCCACAAGGCGCTACAAATAATGCTAAACGTATGATCGAATGGAGAAAAAAATATGGACGTGACACAGTGCGTGGTGGTACAAATGTTGGATGGACAAGAGCTGCACAATTAGCTAAACGTGAATCTTTGTCAGTTACAACTCTTGCACGTGTAAAATCTTTTTTAGCAAGACATAAAGACAATTCTAAAATTGATGATCAATACAAGGGCGAACCGTGGAAGGACAAAGGTTACGTAGCATATAATCTTTGGGGTGGTGAAGTTATGCGAACATGGGTAAACAGATTTTTTGAACGCATTGAAAATGATAAACAATAAAAATGAGTGGCAAAAAGCATTTGAAAAACAAATGGACATTGCCGAAAAACCTAACATTGCAAAAGTAAAACGTTACTACAAAAAAGAATATAATAAAGGAATACAATCTTTCCTGTCTTTGAATGCTACTAATTACGAAAACACTTTTTTAACTGCTGATTTTATAAAATTATATGCAGAAATATATAAATCAGTTGGGTTGCGTTTTGCTAAATGGTATGCACGTAATTTTGATAAATACATAAAAAAAGGAATAAATCCTAGACAATTTGAAAGTATTTGGGAACAACAATTTTTGTTTCTTGGTCAAGCCATTGCTGCTAGACGTGTAACATTAGTTTCAGGAACAGCAAAAAAAACATTACGCAATATTTTTAGAAGTTTACTATCAGATCAAGAATTTATGCAACTAGGCGAACAACAACAAGCACGTGTATTAAGAAAAAAATTTAACAGATATTCACAAACACAAGCAGAACGTTTAGTCAGAACAGAATCAACTTTAATAGCAAATTATGCTACAATGCAAAGTGCATTGTCTATATTTCCAGGCGCACAAATGAAAAAAGAGTGGATAGCAAGTTTTGATGACAGAACACGTGACGCACATGCACAAGCTGACGGACAAATTGTTAATTATGATGACACATTTATTGTTGGAGTAGATTTTATGAAGTATCCAGGCGACCCAGCTGCAAGTGCTGAAAATATAATAAATTGTCGTTGTAGTGTTGCGCCTTTTCCTGATGATTTTGCAGAATCGATTACAGACATAGATAACATAGGTTTTGGTCTTTCAAGACAAACAACTTTTTAAAAATTAAAATTGTATCTTTGATACAAATTTTTTGTTATGGGAAATATAATTTTTAAGCAATCGCCTATTGGTGAATTATTAGACGCTGACGAATATGCTGGCGTAGTTAAAGGTTACGGTTCATATTTTGGAAATAAAGATTCTGACAATGACGTAATAATGAAAGGTGCATACAAGAAAACCATTAAAGAAAATGGTGAAAGAGTAAAATATTTGTATCAGCACAATATGATGCAACCAATTGGTAAAATGAAAGAATTATACGAAGATGATAAAGGTTTAGTTTTTGTAGCTGAAATTGCCAAAACGCAATTAGGTAAAGACGTTGTTGAATTAATGAAATCTGGTATATTAACTGAAAATTCAGTTGGTATTATGCCAATACAAAAAGAAAACAAACGTGATTATAGAGAAATAACAGAGGTTAAACTTTATGAGATCAGCGCAGTAACTTTAGCTGCAAATGAAGAGGCAAAAATTTTAGATGTAAAAGGTAACGTTGATTATGAAAAATTAACAAAACGTTACGACAATATTTGTAAAATTATTCGCAAAGGTGACATATCTGATGATTTAGGTTACGCACTAGAAGCGGAAGTTTTAAAATTAAAATCTCTATTTATAGAGTTCACAAAGCCGACAGATTTAGTCACTTTGCCGAATGTTGAAAGTAAAAAAGACGATTTAGATATGTATAGTTATTTAATTAATTCTTTAAAAAAATCGTAAGATGGAAGAAAATGTAAAACAACAGCTTGATCAATTAGGCAATATTATTGACGAAAAAATTGAAAAAGCTAACGCACAAGTGCAACAACGCACTGACGGTAAGATTGACGAAACTTTAAAAGGTGAAATCAATAATCTTACAGAAAAATTTAACGAAAGAATGGACGCAATGGAAGTTGCTAACAAAAAATCATTTGATTCGTTAAGTTCACAAAAAGAATCAAAATCTTTCAAAAGTGCTTTAATAAAAAGCATTAATGAAGGCGCAATTGATTCAATTAAAAACGGTACTTCAAGGGGTGCTAGTTTTGAAATTAAAGCTGACATGACTGTCGGTGCTGATTTCACAGGAGAAGTTATTCCAGCACAAAGAGTGCCTGGGTATTACTTTGACCCAAACAGACCACAAAACATTAGACAATTAATTCCAAGTGGAACTACTTCGTCTGACGTTGTAAGATTTGTTTCAGAATCTGGTTACTCAAATGGGGCGGCAGCTACGGCAGAAGGCGCAACATTTGGCCAAACTGATTTTGATATGACAGCTACAAGCGTAAATGTTGAGAAAATCGGAACCTATCTAAGGATAAGTGAAGAAATGTTAGCGGATACGCCTCAACTTACTAGCTATATATCAAATAGAGTTCCAGCAAAATTAATGGAAGTTGAAGATGATCAATTACTAGGTGGAAATGGTGTTTCTCCAAATCTTAAAGGTTTATATAATTCTGGTACTGCTTTTGATGAATCAGCATCATCTGCTTTTTATCAAGCTGTTACTGCGCCAAATGAATTTGACGTATTAGTAGCTGCTATTAATCAATTAGCATTAAACAATTATAGACCAAATTATATTCTTTTAAACCCAACTGATTTTCATAAAATCTTGTTGACAAAAGACACAACAAACAATTATATTAAAGATCAAGTATATCAAGGGCTTGCTCCTAATTTTATGGGTGTTCCTGTTGTTCAGAATGTAGAAGTTAACGCTGGGACGTTCCTAGTTGGTGACTTTGCTAATTCATGTCAATTGTGGGTTAGAGATAACTTATCTGTTGAGTTCTTCAGAGAAGATGGAACTAACGTTAGAGATGGTTTTGTAACTGTAAGAGCAGTTGAAAGAGTTGCATTAGCAACTTATCTGCCAAAAGGTATCATTGACGGTACGTTTAGCAGTGCGATTACAGCTATGACCAAGTCATAATTATAGTTAATTTATAAAAAAAGGCGTCATAATAGGCGCCTTTTTTTTTGCTCTCTGCTATCTGTAAAACATAAAAAATTAAAAAAAATTTAAAAAAAAACTAAAAATATTTTTTTATTTTAAAAAAGTGTTGTATATTTGAAGTAACAATAACAACAAAAACAAAAATTATGAAAACTAAATTTGAAATCGGAAAAATTTATAGAGGAGTTAGCGGAGTTGGTACTATAGATTTAACAATAACTAAAAGAACACCAAAAACTATATGGGTTAAAACTTGTTTCGGTATTGACATGTTAAGAGTTAAAAATAACTGTTCAAATGAAGAAACAGTAAAATTTAAAAGCTGGTATTGTGGTGCAAATGACATTTATACAGAAGATCAAATGTTAAAAGATGCTTATTACCAGGCATACGAATATTAAAAACAAATATTAACGAGGGGTATTTTTGCCCCTCACAAAAACTAAACAAAATGGAAACAAAAGATTTACTAGATTATATTGACTTTACAACAATTTGTGAAGATTATAATTTAAAAAGTGGAGATTTAACTTGGAAACAAACAAGTGAATTACAAGAAATAATAAAACAATATATTAACCAAAATAAATAATTATGACAACAATAGAATTTATGCTAGACAAAATAGCAAAAAAAAGATATAACGAAAAATATAAATATTGTACAAAAAAACAACAAATGCAATGTTTAATATATCTTGATCAAGATTTAAAAATAATAAGACAAAAAGAAAAGGTAGATACACACGTAAAAAAGTGTTTAACAATAATTTTAGCAATACTTCTTATCGGTTTAATAGGTAATGCTTTTATAAACTTTTTTAGTTCGTAATGTACGTTTATTTTGACACATACAGCGAATATGATTATAAATGCAATTATTGTGAAAAACAAATGTTAGAAGATCAACATTATTGTTGCAATGATTGTTTTAAAGCAGACATGTTATGAATAAAGATTTAATAAAATATATTTTATGTACAACTTTGCTTGTATTTAGCATTAGACAGTTACATTTATATAATGACACAATAGGGTTTTTATTTTTAATTATCCTATTTTTTTCAGTCACGTTAGCACGTGAAACATAATTTTTTTTGATTAGTTTAGTTTTTGTTAGAACCAGGTAAAATTATTTTACCTGGTTTTTTTGTATATTATATGACGTGAATAGCAATTTACTTGGGTGTACAGCTGAATATAAATTTGCAACCATGGCAATGGAAAACGGTTTATTTGTATCAATGCCATTGTTAGATTCCTCTCCATATGATTGTATAATTGAATTGCCAAATTATAATCTTCGCAAAATACAAATTAAATCAACTGCAAAACCTGAAGTGCCACGTGGCATACATGTTACTTTACACACAAATAATAGATACTATAAATTAAACGAGGTAGATTATTTTGCTATTTGGGTTGCAGTTTTCAACGGTTTCTTTATAATTAAAAATACAGGAACAAACAGCGCATTTAAATTTACACGTAATGGCAAATATTCAAATAATTTTAATAACTTTGCAATAATCGAGTAAATCGATTTTCCTTTATATATAATTTTTATTCGTTTTCATTTAAAAAGTGTCGCAAAATATTGTGACACTTTTTTTTTATCTTTACATAAAATAAATATTATGAAATTAAAAGCATTAATACCGTTAAAACATAAAGGTAAAAGTTATGAAGCTGGTGATGATATAAATATTCCAGACGACAAAGTTGAAGTTTTTGTTGCTAAAGGTTGGGCGTCAAAAGAAGCAAAACCAAAAAAAGAAACAAAAGAAATGAAAGTATCTAAAGAAACTAAAGAAGATGCGTCAGAATAAAATAAATTCAACAACTGGTTCTGAAATAGTTACAGCTAGTGATTTAAAATCCTACGCAAGAATTGACACATCTGCTGATGATACAATTATTGGACGTATGATTGTACAAGCAAGAATTTGGTGCGAAAGTTATATAAGTCGTGACATTGTTGCTAAAAACAGAACGTATTATCTTGACAAAACAGAAACAGGTGTATTTGATATACCGTTTGCGCCAGTTTCTAGTATAAGTAGCGTACATATTGAAGGTACTGCTACAACTGATTACACAATGCTAGGTTTAGATAACGAAACAATGGAATTGGACGGAGGCGCTGCTGACAAAGTAAAAGTGGTTTACATAACATCAGGTTTGTCAGATGATTTGTTAAAACAAGCAATTTTACAATTAGCTGCAACATACTATGATAATCGTTCAGACGTGTTTGAAGGTAACAGCAGAATTGGTGTTGTTGAAATTCCAACAAGTGTAAAAAATATTTTAAGTTCTTATAGATCAATGTTTATATAATGGACGCTGGAAAATTAAACGACAGAATTACAATTAAAAGATTAACTAGAGTTAGCGACAATTTCGGTGGTTACAATTCAACACTTGCAGACGTAAAAACTGCGTGGTGTGATTTAAAAGAAAAATCAGGCGAAATTGAGATGGAAAACGGAAAACGTCAACACAGCATAGTTGTTGAAATTATAATGAGAAAAAAAACAGCTGATGAAATTTCTGTTGGTGACATTTTTGTTGTAGAAGGACAAACACAAAAATATAGAATTAACGACATGTATGAATCAGATTTAAAATATTATGTTAAAATCAAAGCAACAAAAACTGATTAATGAAAGCTAATATTAAAATAAACAGCAATGATTTAAATGAATTAAACAGAAAATTAAGTTTTCTTCGTGGTTTTGACAAAAAAATATTGTCAACAGAATTAGGAAGAACAGCATTAAGTATTGAACGATTAGCTAAACGTGAAGTGCCAGCACCAACAGGAACTTTAAGAAAATCAATTGCAACTGTAATAAAAGACAAAACAGTTTCAGTAGTAGTTGACAAAAATTATGCGCCATACGTAGAATTTGGAACAGGAACTAAAGTTGATTTAACAGACATGTTAAAATTAGGTATACCAAGCAGTTATGCCGCACAATTTAAAGGCGCAGGAATACGCAAAGTTAATTTACCGGCACGACCATTTTTATTTAGCAGTGCTAGAATCGAGTTTAATAATTTATTGGAAAGATTACAGAAAAAAATAAAAAAATTTAGATAATGTTGGAAGCAATACATTTTGTCCGTAAAGCAATTATAACTGCATTAACTAACAACGTTAGTATTGATTCAGCAAACGTTCCTATTTATGGGCGTGTGCCTAACAATGCAACTTTTCCTTATATCAGAGTTTATTCAGTTTCTAACAACGAAATAGATCAAAATCAAACACAATATAACATGGAAACTATAACAAGAATTGAATGCATTGCAAGATATGTTTCAGATGACGGTGGTGAATATGACGTTAATTCTATGGTTTCACAATGTCTAAATTTATTAAGAACTAGATCATCAGGATATATTAATCTAACGTCAGACGGTTTTACTGTTTACACAAGTGAAAATGCTGGCATTACTTACATAGAAGATGATTTATCTGATCATACATATTACAGAGGTATAATTGAATTGTCAAATCGTATAACACAAAATTAAAATGGCACAAAAAATAGGCGAAGAAACAGAAATCAAAGTGGATTTAAAAACAATAGGCATGATAGTAGGTTTTACCATATCTTTGGTTTCTATGTATTTTGCTTTGAAAACAGATATTGCAGAAGCAAAAGAATTGCCAGCGCCTGAAGTATCAAAAATTGAATTTTCTTATAAAGACGAAATTACAAGAAATTCAATAATTAACACAAATGAAAAGGTAGAAGGATTGGAAAAATCAGTCGGTGAAATCAAACAACAACTTGACAAGATTGATGAGAGATTATATCAAATAAGTAAAAAATAAATGAGATGTTTTGTAACAACCCTAATTGCGTTTTTTGTAACGGTTGCGATTAATTCGCAAAACAAAGATGACATAACTGTAATTTATTACAGTGCTAAATTTATAGATAATATATCTTTAACAGAATTTAAAGATTATAATTTACAAAAATTCTATATGGACGATAAACCTAAAGTTTTTGTAAAAGAAAAAATTAAATATCTGCCAACTATTGTATTATACAACGACGGAGAAGAAATTTTAAAACTAGAAAGCGACATAAGTTTAAAATTAAAACCTGAAAATTGGAGAGATATTTTATCAGAACATATAGAAGTTTTATTGTCGCAACGTTTTTAGTAAATGTTTGTTTTGCACAAATACAACAAGACAAATATTATCATTTTGGCGCTGGTGTAATAAGCGAGTATGTTGGAAACAATTTTGTAGAAATACCAATTGTAAATTCGTTTGTAATTGGTTTTGCTAAAGAAACATATGATTACATAGATTACGGCAAATTTGACAAAAAAGATTTGTTAGCCACTACGTTAGGTGGAGTTGCTTTAACTATAACAATTAATTTAATAAATAAAAAAAAAGATGAAAAAATTAATAAGCGTGTTTTTTGCTCTTATCGTCAGCATAAACGTAAACGCACAAGAAAAAAAAGATAACATATTTAAACAAATATTTAAATATTCAACGCCATATGTAAGTTATTCGCAAGGTAGCAGTTTGCAAGGGCCACAAACATTTTACGTAACACAAAATTCTGAATTAATTGAAACTACTGTAAGAAATCCAGAAAATTTTGCATTTAATTTTGGTATAAGAAAAATATCAAGATTTGGTTATCAAGATCGATTGAATTGGTATACTGGAAACGAAGATCGCAGTGCGTCAGAAAACGCAAACATTGGAAGTGTTGACGGACTTGAATATCTAATAAACATATCAAATGGGCGACAACAAGGCAGAGAATTTACAAACAATAATTATTTTGTAAGATATGTTGGTAAATATTACATAGCAAAATTTGAACATTTAAAAAATGAAATAGTAGATATACAATATAATTCACTTGACGTTAGATTTAAATTGCCTATTGGTAAACGTTTAAATTTTTCTGTTGGCGCTGTTGCTAGAACAAATCCAATTGCATATGGACATAACCCAATACAAAAATATTTTGACGACGGAAACGCTTGGTGGGAACTTGCATATCAATTTCATTACGATCAGTTGTATGAGATGATCGACCCATTTACAGGCGAATCTCTAGGATATGATTATTTATGGTTTGATCAAGATGACAATTTAATTAGTTCATCAGATGAAGATTATCGAAGATTGCATTTTGGTAAAATAGTTAATCAATTTAACGCTAACGAATTAGCACAAATTGGTGATTTTACTTATCTGTCAGCAATAGCATCTTTAGATTATTATTTTTATAGACGCAACGTCTGGGTGCATGGTTTTGTTAACGTCTTACCATATCACAAATTATTAGACGGTGACAGCAGATATTCGTATGACAATTATATTGAAAATGATAAATGGATAGACATAAAAGGCGGAATTGTATTTGGTTTTAAAATTAATAAATGGTTTGGTTTATTTACTGAATATAATTATCAATCTTATTGGGGAAAAGAATTTGAAAGCATTAAAACAGGTGTAAATATAAAATTATGATAGAAAACATAAAACACATTACAGGGCTATGTGGCGAAGCACACATAAGTTTATTATTAATATTTTTTATTTACATACTTGTATATTACAGACATAATAAAATAAAAAAACATGACAAAAAATTTTAGCAAATCAGAATTTGAATCTAAATGCGGATGTGATATGCCACAAGAGGTTTATTACAACATAGTTAAAGTAGCTAATCAGTTACAATATTTAAGAGGTCAAATTGGTAAACCTATAAAAGTAAATAGCGCATATAGATCGCCAGAACATAATGAAAAAGTTGGTGGAGTTAAAACATCACAACATTTGTTAGGAAAAGCAGCCGATATTGCTGTAAAAGGCATGTCAACAGAAATTTTATATCAACACATAGAAGATGCAATAAGTAATGGCGAGATGTTACAGGGTGGTTTAGGTTTATATGATACTTTTGTTCATTACGACATAAGAGGCACTAAAGCACGTTGGGACTATCGCAAAAACAAATAATTATGAGTACAAAAAAGAAATTTAAAGACAGTACAGTTGGCAAAATAATATTAGGCGCTGCTGGAGTAATCAACCCAACTTTAGCTAATGTGTTGCAGGGTGTTACAAGCCCAAAAGATGCATTAAGCGAAATTTCAAAATCAAACATTGCAATTGATGATAAAATAAAATTACAACAAATGATGTTTGATCAACAAAACAAAGAAATAGAATCTGTTACAGCACGTTGGCAAGCTGATCAAAATGTAAATTCTGGTTGGTTAAGCAAAAATGTTCGCCCATTAGTTTTGGTGTGGTGCATTGTAATTTTTTCTTTTGCTGGAATTTTAGACAGTATTGATACAATTCCTTTTCATATAAACGATAATTGGAATTCAACGTTTGAGAATGTGATGATGGCAGTCGTTTTAGCTTATTTTGGTGGCCGTAGCACGGAAAAGGCAATGTCAGTATTAAAGAAAAAATAATGGCCAAGAGATCAAAGCAGGTTAATCCAGCACAATATAGGAAACCTCCAAAAAAAAGACCAGGCATTCATTCTAAAAATAAATCTTTGGCACAACGAAAAAAGAAGTATCGAGGGCAAGGCAAACATTGACTTTTATTTTTAGTAAATTTGTAAAAAATCACAAATGGCTTCACTTACAGGAACTAAAATTAAAGATACTTATGATGGTCTGTTAAAAGTAACAGATAATGTTGGTATAAATTCTACAAAAAAAATAATTACAGACGGATTAGGCAATAATTCTAGTGTAAAAATATCTAGTGAAGATTTCGAAGTAGGCGGTTTTTTCTTTATTGACATTGACGGTAATGTGCCAGATTCTAAAATTGGTATTGGTACAAATTCACCAACAGAAACTTTACATGTAGTTGGTGACTTTCGTTTAACAGCAAGATTTTTTGACGGCAGTAATTCTGCTGGTACTTCTGGGCGTGTACTTATGTCAACTGGTTCTGCAACTAGTTGGTCAAATACTTTTACAACAGCAATGACTTTTGATGCTGGTGTTATTTTAAACGCTGGTATTAAAGATTATACAGGTGCAACAGGTACAGCTGGTCAAGTTTTAAGTTCAACTGGTTCAGATGTTGAATGGGTTTCACTTTCAGAAATTCAAGGTGTTGACGGTTCTGGTACTGCAAATTATATTCCTATATGGACTGATTCTGATACATTAGGAAATTCAGTTATATATCAATCTAACTCTAATATTGGCATTGGTACTTTGTCGCCTGGTAGTTATAAATTAAATCTTTTTGGTGAATTTAAATTAGATTCTAATGGTAGTGGTTATATGCAATCTGATTACGGTGATCATAAAATTTCAATATTTGATTTAAACGACAATGAAGTAGTTTCATTTAAAGATTTGGACAGTAATTCTGCTAATCAATTAGTTGTTGCGTCAACTGGTGTTGGTGTTGGTGTTAATAACCCTTTAGCTAAATTACATGCATCAGTCGGTAGTTCTGGTGTAAGTTCAGTGGACACTGGAACTTCTGCAATAATTGAAAGTAACACAACTAATTATTTAAGATTTACAAATCCAGACGCAAATTTAGGCGGTTTAGTTTGGACTTCACCAAGTGATAATTTTGGTGCATTTATAAGATGGGGACATAGCACTGGTGCAATGACAATAGCAACAGCTAACAGCAACGACAATATAGTTTTTTCGACTGACAATGCATCTGAAAAAATGCGTATTACTAGCGCAGGCAACGTAGGTATTGGAACTACTAGTCCGTCAACTAAATTGGATGTAAATGCTGGAACTGCTAACCTTGTTGCAAACTTTACAAGTACTGATTCTATTGCAGAAATAAGAATAGAAGATAGTAGCAAATACACAAGATTACTAACTGTAGGCACTCAGTTTAAAATAATGCCAAATGATGGTTCTGAAACTTTAATATTAGACGGTAATGATGATTCAGCTACTTTTGCTGGGAATATATTACCTAGTGCTAACGTTTCAAAAAATTTAGGTTCGACTTCAAATTATTTTTTAAATGTTAACGCTTATGTTTTAAGGAGTGGTGGCGTTTTACAATTCAAAAGCAATGGTGACAATGAAAGAATGAGGATTGATGCTAGTGGGAATGTCGGTATAGGCACTACTTCGCCAGCAAATAAATTAGAAGTTGTTGGTGATTTAAGAATTAAAAATGCAAATGGTTCAAACCCAACAGACGCTGGCAGTTTAATATTTGCAGAAACAGGTGGTACTTGGGGAAGCAACTTGTATGGATTTAGAATTAATCAAGAAGGCAGTAATAATTATTTAAATTTTCAATCAGCAAATACAACGACTGTTAAAGACATTTTAACTTTAACAAGAGATACAGCCAGAGTTGGCATTGGTTCTATTTCGCCTAATGAAAAATTTTCAGTTACTGGTGGTCATATTGCTTTAGATAATGGTGGCGCTTATATATTAGGTGGCGCTACAACTAGTTCTATTATTGGTAGATTAAAAAACACATCTGGAGTTTATACTTTAGATGGTGAAGGTACAAGAAATATAAGATTAGGCAGTGAAACTAACGGTGAAGTTGTAAGAATAGACAACACAAATGGTCGAGTTGGTATTGGAACTACTTCGCCTAGCCAAACATTACAAGTTTCCAGCGATTCTGGTCAAATAATTGCTAACTTTAACGCTAGTAACAGTAGCACAGCAACAAATAATGGTGGCGCTATTCTTGAGTTACAAAATATTAATTCTACAAATGGCAATCAAAGTAGCGTTGTATTTAGAGATTCTAACGGTAATGGGTCAAGCGCAATATTTGGTTATAACGCAGATCATTCAGACGGTGAAGGTTTTTTAACATTTGGCACTAGAAATTCATCAGGTACTTTTGGCGAAAAAATGCGTATTACATCTGGTGGTAACGTTGGTATTGGAACTACTTCGCCTAGTTATCCTTTAGACATAGTTGGTTTTGCTAATTCAAGTTCTGGCTTTAGAGTAACTGATGGCACAATTGATAATAGAATAAGTTGGTCGAGTGGTAATGTTGGGTTTTTTGGTACTATATCAAATCATCCAATTGCGTTTAATACAAATTCTATCGAAAGAATGCGTATTGCTGGAAATAAAGTTTTAGTAGGCACTACATCAAATCAAACAGATTCTAGATTAACAAGTAGACAAAATGGTAGTTCAATTGAATTTGGTCATGGAAATCAAAGTGGACAATATTATGGTACTATAGGTTGCATGTCTAGTTCAGGCGCTCCGTTTATAGCATTTAGCGCTGATAATACTACTGGAAATTCATTTACAACCAGAGGCGCAAAAGGTTTTGTTATTTCTCAAGACACTAGTATAAATGGTGATTTAATATTTAGTGCATTAACTAGCGACGCAGCATCAAATCAAGGTTTTGTTAGAAGAATGACAATTACTAACGCTGGTGATGTAGGTATTGGAACTACTACACCTAGCCAAAAACTTCACGTAGTTGGCACACAAATAAGATTAGATAATAATTCAGGCGGTGGTGGTGGTTATTATTTATTTAATGGGTCAGGCACTTTTAGAGCTGCTCTTTGGGACAATGGCGATAGCACAAGATTATTTGCAGACGGCAATGGTTCAACAGCTACTATAACTATTGAAAGTAATAACGCAACTTTTGCTGGTGCTGTAACAGTTGAAGGTGGTATATTACATTTAGGAAAAGCAGATACATCATCTGGTCATATTAACGCTAAAGAGTTAATGACGTTTAACATTGACACAGACAATGATGACACTAACAGATATTTTGGGTGGTTTACTAATGGTGAATCAGCTAGTGGTAGTGAGTTAATGAGATTAACAGAAGATGGAAAATTGGGTATAGGAACTACTGCGCCTGTATCTAGTTATCAATTAACAATTGAAGATGGTTCAACAGCTGGTATTGCATTAAGTGACACTGGACAATCTGGTGATTATCAATTTGCGGCTAATTCTGATTTATGTTATTGGCGTTATGA